GAGTATGAGCGCGGGTTCGTCACCAGGTGATGGTTTAGTTAGTCTAAACCGATTATTGGCGGCTCAAAAGCTCAACAAAGGAAAGTACCAAGGGGTCGATGGTACTCTTAAATATCAAGTTGAGGGAAACAGAATGTCTGGAGACATGAACACGAGTTTAGGTAATGTGATAATTATGTGCACGTTGATGTATAGTTATCTCGAAACCAAGGGATTAGTTACAAGAGCCAAATTACTTAACGATGGCGATGACTGTGTACTAATCATGAACCGTAAGGATGCAGATATTTTTAGAGAGGGGATGGAAGATTGGTTTAGACGAGTAGGTATCACAATGTGTTATGACGGAATCTACAAACAGAAAGAACAGATTGAGTTCTGTCAGGCAAAGCCTGTGTTTGATGATGAGTTGGGATACAGATTGGTACCACGTCCTTCTAAACGCTTGTATTCGGATTTAGTTAGCACTAAACCTTTACATTCACGCAAAGTTTACAACAAATGGGTTGGAGCTGTCGCGGGATGTGGTGCTGCTAGTAGTTCGGGTTTGCCAATCTTCCAGGAGTTCTATCGCTGGTTAGCTAGAACCAGCAGGCCGTGGATACCTGAGGTCGGAGACTATTATCATACCTATCGTTCTGAGCTTGTGCAAGGAATGAAGTATAAGTTACGACCAGTATCCTGGGATACAAGAATATCGTTCTACTTGGCGCATGACATAACACCGGAAGAACAGATATTAGTGGAGAAGTATTATAGACAACTCGAACCAAATAGGTGGAGAAAACCAACAGCAGAAAAATCTTGTACATTGGATGCAATTCAGCATCTGGTGTATCCAGAGCAGGCCTTTAGCCTGGATCAATAAATGCCGTAGTGGAAGTCATAGTAGGGTACGCCCGAATGTGCCCGTCAGGAGTGAAGACATGCCCCATGATTTACGGGTTTGAGCGACAATGAGTCCTTAGTCGCTTGAGCAACGCTTGGGGTGTGGTGGGAGACCTATTTAGGTCAGGTTGGTGGTCCCAGTGCCCGCACTAACAGTAGAGATACTGCAGTAGGTTGGAACCACAGGGCGATCGATCATTCGGGCTGAAGCACCTTAATGATTTAAACTACCGCTTTACTAACACACAAAGAAAACAAAA